CATCAGACATATCAAGTTGAAGGGCCGTGATTGGAGTACCGGCATTGTTGCCTCTAATAAGAACATCTTTGTTTGAAACTAAAGACCTAAATACAAAATCACTATTGTTGTTTATAACAGCCCCTATTGATACGCCGCCGTCTTTAAATTGAACATCACCACCATCAGAATCAAGGGTAATGCTTCCTGCACAATCAATAATAAAGTCTCCAGCTGTATCTAGTGCCATGTCACCAGAAGCGTTAGCTATATTGCCTAGTACTGTTATGCCCGAAGCGCTTGTCTCAAACTTTTTGGCGTTGTTGTGATAAAGTTTTACAGCACCATCCACTAGACATGAAATCATATCCTCGCCAGTGTACTTTTGAATCATTACACGATCATTACCACGAAGAATTAATCGGCCCGTCCCAGCATCATCCACATAGCTATTAGACCCATCATGGTAAATTTGAAGGTCAGACCCAGCGCCAAAGATGGCTTTGTCACTGTCTCCAAGTGACAAGTCACCGCCAATACTAGCATCGCCTGTAATAGTAGCTGACGTAGTGTTTACACTTACAGCTTGTGTGCCTATATAACCTGCCATTATACGTCTTGCTCCATGTAACTAAGTGTTGCTGAAACTTTATCTGCGACTGAGCAATCCACTCTAATTACGTCTGAATCGTTAGCCACAATCTTACCATCCACAACCGACAGGGAGCTTCCCGCTGGGATTGCAACATCTTTGACAATGAACGAAGTACCGTTCTGTGCAGCCCCTGTTTGGTTTACTGTACTAACAAGTGTGACTGAGGCTGTAACTTGGGACGTATGGACATTAGCTAATATCAAACCCAACACAATTATGGCCTTGTTACTTTGCACCGTGTACAGAGCGTCTGATGTTCCAGCCGAACTGGGCATTGTTGCGTTTGTTACAACCTTAAAAAGATTAGCCATTTTTTATCCTTATCCTAATGCAATGCTTAAAGCAGTTGCATCGTCTATCGTTGCTAAAATTCCCGCTGCGCTGGGCAGGGTTACTGATATGTTTCCCGCCAAAGCAGGGGCGATTAATTTTAAGGCTGAAGCTCCATCATTGCTGTCCTCGAAGAACTGTACAAAGCCAGCGGAAGTGGTTCCGTTTTTGACTGATAGGCCTTTATTTGCGATTGGAATTTCTGAGAATGTTGCTACGCCATCGACTTGCAGCGTGGACGCCATATCAACTGCGCCCGTTACATCAAGGCTGGCTAGGACTGAGTTACCCGCAACATCAATGGCCCCAGAGATGTCTAAGGTAGTAGCATCTAATTCGCCAGCTACAGTGACTACGCCATCAGACAAGGTTATAAGATCAGTGTCATCTGTGTGACCAATTGTGGCCCCATCTATGAGTACGTTGTCGATGTCTAAAGAACCGCCAGATATCAGCCCTGTTGTGGTGATTGTGCTACCGCCAGTGTCTATGTTCCCAAAGCCACTAGTTATCGAACCAGAGGCTAACGTCTTGTTGGTCAGAGTTTTTGTAGTAGAGGCCATAAACGTATCGAAGTCTGATACAAGTGCCTGTTTCATTACATCCGCATCAGAAATAACTACGCCATCAGTGGCTTGCAGTGTGACCGTAGCTTGAGTAGTAACAGACCCGTCTAGGATGTTTAATTCGGCTGTTGTCAGTGTGGCGTCATCTAAAATATTTAATTCTGCTGCAGTAGCTGTAAGGCCACTGACGTTATTGGCTGAACCATTAACTGCTTGGATACGAGCTTCTACAGATTGTTGGGTGGGAATTAATGTGGCTGAATTACTTGCCATATTGTCTTCGTCAACGAAACCCGTGATTGTGATCGTGCCATCCGCTAGGCTACCAAAGTTAATCGTACCTGTTGTCGTTATTGCAGACGCACCATTGTCAATTGCACCAAAGCCACTAGTAATTGTACCAGCATTCAAAGCGCCAACTGTGGTGACGTTTGCTAGAGTATCTAGGCTAGTCTCCATGTATGTTTCAAAGTCGCTCATTGCGACCTGTTTCATCGTACCAGCGTCATTGACAACTACACGATCAGCGTCTGCAAGAGTTGTGCCTATAGCAGACGTATCTCCGTCCAAAATTGACAGTTCTGCTGGCGTAGCAGATATTGTAGCGTTACTCGCAGCCGCTAGTAGCGGAACTGTACCAGATTGGTTTGGTAGATTAATTGTACGGTCTGCTGTAGGATCAACAATAGTCAATGTTGTTTCGTGATCGTCTGCTGTTGCGCCCTCAAATACGATTGCATTTGCAGCGTTCATAGTGACGGTATCAACCACCGTCTGAGTACCCGTGACCGTGAGGTTCCCTGCTACAGTTAGGTTATCACCTATAGTAACTTCAGAGGTGGTATGTCCGATTGTAACTGCAATGCCGCTTGTTTCGGTAGCAACTTTGAGAACGCCTGTCTTGTTGGCAATCAGAGAGTTAGTACCATCATGGCTGATCTCTAAATCGTCACCAGTTCCGACCTTAATAACCGCATTGTCTGGCATATCAACATGGGTAGCGGGGCTTAAAACTCCAGCTACTGCAAGAGTGCTATCAAACGTACCCGCACCAGTGCTATCAAAGGTGCCAGCAAAGTCTACATTAGCGCCTGAGAAGGTTGCGGCTGTAGTTGTGCCTGACTTTATGATCAGGTTGCCGCCAGTGTTTGTCAGGGAGCCAAAGGTGGCAGAACCGTCCTGTAGAAATATGTCACCGCCGTCAGCGTTTAAAAGTATATCGCCAGCAACGTCAATTGTTAGGTCACCGCTGGAGAGATCAATCTCTGTGCCATTAATTGTGATGTTATCTACAACAACGCCAGCGTTGGCGGTTATAGCGCCTGAGAAGGCTGATGTGCTTGTTACTGCCAGAGTACCGCCTAGTGCAGTATTTCCTGTAACTCCCAAAGTGCCGCCGACTGTTGTATTGCCCGTGACTCCAAAAGTGCCGCCAGCCGTAGCATTACCTGTGACGGCAAACGTGCCAGCTACTGCTGTATTTCCAGTGCCATTGGCAACTGTAAATTTGTTCGAGTCCATAGTCAGACCGCCATTCAAGGCGGTTACGCCTGTGACAGTCAGCGTAGAGTTAAGCGCAGTAGCGCCTGTCATGGTGAGCGTTCCACCTACGGCGGCGTTGCCAGCAGCAGATATACCACCACTGAGGAACAAATCTTGGAAGCGTAGTGAGTTGCTACCTATATCAACGGTATTATTGACCTCTGGTAATATAGAATTGCCGCTTATGATCTGAACAAGCTCACGCCATACTGCTGCGCCAGAGCTATTTCCTACGCATATGTATACACGGCCTGTGTTAGTGTTCTCCCACAACGAACCGGGAGCAAAACCATCTGCACTGTCATCTCCAACTCCAGGGTTAGAAGTGTTGGTAAAGATAGACTTACCGCCTGTACCACCATTCGCTGCGGGTAGAAATCCGCTTACTGATGTAGCCAACGGAATTTTAGTACCGTTACCTGTACCGCCAGTGTGAGTGTGACCTGAAGTGGCATGGAATGCAGCTAGTAGCTGGTTAAATTCAGCGTTGAGTGGCGCAGCGGTAATGGCTGTTCCGTTAACAATACTACCTGTAGATTGTCTTGTGTAACCTGCCATTATCTTCTCCCTGCGGCACTAAATTCAAAGACTAAACCTTGAATTGAGAATGGTTCTGATTGCCCGTCTGTCACGAAGGTGGCTCTACAACTAAAGCCAGATCCTTGAATATCTGAGGTCATCACTGGTTTAGATGCACCGCCGTAGACGATGTTCGTGCCATTGTAAGTAACGCCTCGACCTGCATATGTTGTGGGCGCTCCTAATGTAGCCTGAGTGTAGGTGTTGGGAACAGATGTTTCGTAATCTCCCCAATCGAAATCTACCGCCAAGTTCATCTCGAAGGGGCCTTCTGCCCTCACAAATGTGTTAATCTTGCGTAGCTCTTTTCGCTGCTCTGTCTCACCAAAATCAAGGTATGGGGTGGAATACACTGAGATGATGTTTGCACCATTAAAACTCGTACCACTATCTTGCTTGTAGACCTTGCCATCATGGTCACCATGCAAAATTAACTCATTAGTACCAACATAGTCTGACGTGCAACATGATGCTCTTATTCCTAATAGCTGACCAAACTCCCAGCCTATAGATCCGCTTGAATTAGTCAGACCTCCAATAATGCCTACGCTCTCTCCAGGGACTTGAAGTGCATTCCCAACCGTAGAGGTAACAAAGTAACGCACTTGAGACTTAGATCTGATAACCACACCAGTAAGCTCGGACATATCCTCATTTTCAATAAGATCGACCAGGGTTGATTGAATAGGTTTAGAAAGAGCCTCTAGCTCCACGTCACCGACTCTGGAAGTTCCAGCAACCGGACGAAAACCGTCAGGGCTGAGAAACATGAGATCTCCACCAATCTCTAAGACGCTATCCCTAGCCACGCAGCCAATGTTTGTTGTGACGTTCTCTAAAGAAAAAGCTCCAGAGGAACTCACATTTATCTTCTTTATATTGTTGCTTCCAAAGACAAATATATTGTCTCTAAATGGTTTAATCTGAACAACATCAAATCCTGCTGCTATCTGCCCAGCACCAGCCGCTGCGGTCCAAGTATATGGATCATTTGGTGCGCTGTGTGCTATTGCAGCCCGTGTGGCTTCATGCCCACTGAGAAAGAGATGGTTCTCAAAAACATCAACAAGGGCAGGAGCATTTAGTGCTTTTGCGCCGCCGCCAGTTCCGGCCCCAGAGTTGTGGCTGCTGCCTGCGGTGTATCCGCCATCGTTTCCACTTTTTAATTCTTCCCAGTGTGCGCCATCAAAAATAATAGCTTCGTTAACGCCGTCTACAAAACAAATCTTATTGCCTGTACCAAAGTTAAACTGAACGTGGCGAAGACGCTGAACTGTAAGGCTGTTGGCGGTCATTGCCCGTGAGGCAGAGTGGTCAAGCGTGTACTTTCGCCAGCCAATATCAGCGGTGTGGAAATAGAAAGAGTAGGTAGCCGCACCCGCATCTTTTCGTGCTGCTATGACTGTATGCCCACCTGTTACATCATTCTTAAATATTGCTATGCCAAGGACTTTACCATCGCCTGTCACTGAACCATCAACAGTCACTGTGCCATAATCAGAATCGTATTCGTTGAAGCCTGGAATGCGGCGATAACCACCAAACAAGCTAGGTTCGTAGTTTAGTAAACGTGTTGCTGCACCTGGGCCATTGTCCGACAAATCTAAATGATTTTCGTTGGAATTTAGGCCACCAGCACACAGAAGCTTAAAGCTTTGAATTTGATCAGGCATTAAAAGCTGATCCTCGTATCTCGAATGCTGGAGTAGTTGTTTATGTACAAAGACTGTAGGTTTTTAACGCCTTGCTCATAAGCAGCAAAAGCCGCTTGGGCGGCTTCCATGTTAGATTTAAACACATACATATGATAGAGCGCACCATCAATTAATACGGTGTCGTAAGACTCAGGAATGCGGGTGACATCATCAAAATTGGTAATGTCAGAGAAATTAAGGAAGTAGCGAAACTTTAGGGTATAAGCTTTGTTTGGAGAGGGACTTACACCGTAGCCATTACCATGAGAGGGGAAGATAAACCGAGGTAAGGAAATCCCCGCTGACCCTGACGTATCGTCTAGGTCACGGTACTTTGTATAGTACTCATCTCTTTCAATAAACTTGAGGGTGGTAAACCCAGCACCTAGAGTGGCG